AACACTATTTTCTCTAATGGTTTTTAATAATAATTGTTTTCCAGCATCTGACATAACATCATCAATACTTCTTATACCGGCTCTTTGTATTTCGGCAGAATCTTTAATGAGTTTACTTATAATTTCTTGTTCCTCATTACTTAATTCTTTAATACTTTTTTTACCTAAATTAGTAAATATGTTTAAAACATCACCAATACCCTCAACAATTAAGGATACTCCTATCATTTCTCTAATTCTGTTTATTTCGGTAATTATTTTTCGCATTATAGTATAGATTATTTTAATTCATTTTTGGTTTTTCTCTAATTTCTTGACCTTTCTTTTTTCTAGCATCGGCTTGAGTTTTGGTACAATCAACCCAATTCCCATCACTATCTTTATATTGCCAATTTTTAGTTTCACTTACTTGTGATGATGTAATAGTAGTCGGAACTATTTTTGAGTACTCCGTACCATATTGACTATATGCATTTCTAATTTCACATTCATTCATAATGAATGAGTCAGAATAACCCAATTCATTTTTCTTAAAATCACAAGATTTAACTCCTATAACCGTCATTTCAGTTCCATCCTCAAAAGAAATTGTGAAATAAAAATTCTTTTTATTTGTACTAACCCAAGTTAAAAACTCACAAGCCTCTTGATAATTTTGAAATGGTGTCATTGGTAAATCAGAACAAAAACTTAATAGGGATTGCTCAAATTTTTCAGTAGTGTTAACTAATTGATTATATTTATTCTTACTTTCTAAAATTTCTTTAGTTTGATTATTCGCATAAGCAACATAATATTCCTTCTTAATATCATATAAAACCATTTGTAACAAAACTTTATATGCTTCAGTACTCATTTCTTCATAATCTATTTTGCCGGTATTCCCAATATCCCTTAAAAAATTAAGATATAATTTACCTTTTTCTAATTGTTCATCTGTTGTTGTTGCATTAATAAAATCTGATTGTAATTTTTTACATTCCTCTTCGGCTTTTTTCCTAATCTTTTCGTCAGCATTTCCAAAAACCAATTCAATGTTCTTCTTAACATTTTCTAAAAAACCTTGAGGGTCTTTCATTATTTCTTCATCGTCTTTAACTAATGTTTTAATTATTGGCATAGACGAAAAAACCGCCACCAAATCAAGTCCTATTAATTTAAATGTGCTTGCATAACTTTTAGCGTAATCAGCAAATAATTTGTCAACACTTTCGGCAATTTCTTTAGTAACCACTTTATTTGTTCTAACTTCATTAAGTATTTTTTTTAAACCATCATTAATATCTTTAACTAATACTTCTTTATTAACCTGTTTTAATGCGTCCGAACCATTTTGTAATGTTTCCTCAACAAATTTTCTTGTTTTATCATCTAAACCTTTAATCCATGCTTTAACATCTCCAGGTGTTTTAAACGCACCTTGTTCTGCATCTTGTGATATCTTTTTAATTAAATTCGATATTTCTTTATCTGTTAATGTTCCTGTTATTTTTTTTGCAAAACCACTAGCATTTAATACGGGTATCAATGAAAATAATAATACCATTGCGGCACCGCTATTTAAACCTCTACCTTTTAGATATATTGCTTCAGGTATCGCAATTAATAATTCACCCGCCAATTCGGCACCTAAAATTGCGAATCTACTTGTTAGCCCAACACCTGCCGCAATACCACCAGTAACGATAGACGCTAAAATTGCAACACCAATACTCACAGCAGTTCCCCAACCAGAATCATACCATATATCAAAATCTGATCTACCATATTCTTCACCGTAATTATCTAATGAAAATTCAGAAAAATCTTGAGGTAATAAAGATCCCTTTAAACTTGGATCACCACCAATTACATCATCATATTCTTCAGATTTACTTCTAAAATACCCAGACTGGTTACCACCAAATTGACTTATTGTCCACCCTCTTGAAACTTCACCGTCAATGATTTGAAACCCATTACCGTCAATAATTTGATTTATAACCGCTTTTGATGGATCTGTTAATTGATACACTAAATTATATTTTCTACCTCCTTGTTTTCTTTTTTGATCATTACAAGTTTGGTAAGCAATAAATGATTTAACAACACCATTTAAATTTCTAAAAAAATCATCTTTTGGTAAATAAATTCTAATGTCTCTTGAATCTCCGTATGCATTGGTTTTACCTTTAATATAATACCCGATTTCGTCTTTAAACATTTTATCTTTAGGAATATTCATTGAAGTTAGTGCATTATCATTTGTTGTGAAATTGATTATGTCAAAACATTCTCCTAACATCATATTATTATCAAAGTATCCTTTATGTTCATTAAAACTTTGTCTATAAAAATATCCATCAGTTGATTTTACACCTTTTCTTGTTAATTCTTTTTGTTGTCTATCAAATGTACCTCCTTTACCCAAACGATCAGATTTTTGAGAACCTAATCTTGGGTCAATGTCAAAATCTGGATCTTGTTCGTTAATTATTTTACCTATGGATGGGTTATATTCCATAAGTTTTTTCATTTCCGATAATATTTGTTTTAAATTCTTTTCCATATTATTTTCCTACAATTCTTAAACCACCCGATACTACTGAAGACATTGCATCAATTTCTAATTGTGTTCTTTCACCTACTCTATTGTATGCGGATTTTTCTTTATAGTAAGATTCCGCTTCTGCGGAATATTTACGAGCCAATTCATCTTTTTTCTCTAAATCAGAAACTGATTGATTATTTTCACTACCGTAATAAACACTTGGTGTTGATGGTAATGACGTTATCGCACCTTTAGGACAAGTCATCCCAATTTTAACCCCTAAAGATTCGTTATAACTACCTTCCGATATTTTTGATGTATCATAATAACCAGCATATTCAGATAACCAAGGTGTGTAAAAGTCATCAACCCTAATACACGCTTTATAAGTTATTTTTGTTGAGTCTTTGTTCTCAAAATATTCAAATGAATCAAGTCCTCCATCAACACCTCCATATTCATAAAGTGATCTCCACGACCATCTTAAACAAGTATCAAATGGTAAAGGTTTGCATCCTGCTGGGTATTCATATTTAGTTCTTTGTTTTATCCCTTGGATGTTTATTCCTCCTGAATCAAATGTAACTCCACTCATTATAGATTCTTTCATCTTATAATTCGGTGTTTTCCATTCTGTAGTATTTTTTTGTCGGTAAAAGTATTCCTTATTTCTATTATCCATGTCGGATATTCTTTGGTAATCGTACTTTTTATCTCTACCAGTATTTGTTATCTCAATGTATGATTTTGTTGGTTGACATCTATTACCATTATCATCCATATAATAATCTGTCATATTATCATACCCAACTTTATATTTATCATTTGTCCCTGAAAGTACTTGACAAGCCAACCCAAACATTCTTTTTGCACCTTCTTCGTAGTAAGGTTGATTTTTACTATGGTAAGATAATGGTTTTACACTAGGTGTCCCAAGTAAAGGTGCGGTTAAAAATTTGCCAGGTATTACAGATTTATAAGTTACTATAGTTGATTTGTCATAAACATTATATACCGAATTTTTGGGTTGATCATTCCATTCCTCGTTACCTTGAAATTCTTTTTGTTTCATACCTTTAGTAAAAGATTTAGTTAATTCTAAACCCTCAATCCTTTCAATATGATAATCATACATATCTTTACTTACTTTACCTTTTTTGTAAAGATTGTCCCAATATTCTTTAGTATCCCTTTTATCATTTTCGGATAATAGACTACTATTTTCACTCAAAGTTTTTCTTGAATCGTACTTCATATTAAGAAGTATTCTCTTCAATATTTCATCAGTATTATTCATAATAATGTGTTTGCCTTACCCCTTACAAGTTTATTCAAGGACTTCCAAGTCACTTTATCGTCTATGGTATTTGCAACACTTCTAGTGAGTCCTGTTTCCCACTTTGTAACGGTAGGATATCCTTCACCACCACCTCCTGTTGCAGCCGCTCCCCCACCTTCGTCTTGTTCACCTATTTCACCGTTATTATCATCGGTATAGGTATATTTTTTCATCAAGTAAATTAACTCGTCTAAATTTGTTTCCATATTATTTATATAAATACTTGTAGATTAAATAAATTTCCATATCTTTGTATTCATAAAATAATAAACAAATAAACTATGAAAAGAATTCTTTATTTCCTCGTGTCAATTTTTCTTTTAACTTCTTGTGTTAAATACGAACAATCAACTCTTGTTAGTTTGAGTGGTGAGTATCGTATTGATAAGGTAACATACGAAGAAGTTGATAATACTTCATCAAGTAATAATATGGTTTATTACCCTGGTGATTTGTATGTAAACCCAAGTGAGAAATTTCCAATGGATTCAATTGAAGTTGGTTTTACTCGAATTCATATGGATTATTCCATGATGAGGTTCAAACCAATTGATAATCCTGATGGTTCGGTTAATTGGACTAAAGAATATTATTACTATGTTCACGGACAAACCACTCAGTTTGATTTGGGGTATATCCAAGTTGACATTGATGGATCAACGAGAACATTTAAGATTGTTGATGATGGTAATGAAACATTGGTTCTTCGTACCACAGGAACTTGGGCTAACGGAAGTGCTGGTTCTAATGTATCGGTAACTTTAATTCTAACAAGAGTTGGTCCTTAATGGATCAACTCTTAAAATAATTCAGGTTTTGGTAATTTTGTTGGGTTAACGATATAATATTCGTTAAGGTAGGTAATTAGAGTTTCTTCATCAATTGAGTCAAAGTCATCAAAATCGTCAAAGTCATCTTCATTATCTTCATCATCAAATAAATCAAATCCTTCCTGGATTAAATTATAACCGAAATCCTCGGCTTCATCTATATTAATGATATCGTTTCTAACCTCGTCGTCGTTGTCGTTCATCAATCTGAAGGAAACCTCTAATCTCCTTGATCCCTCGTGTATGTAGTATGATACTATTTCGTTAATTTCCATTTGAGTAAAGATTAACTAATTAATGTTTAAAAGAAATAATTAATTATATTTTTTAAATCTTCTAAACATATCCAATGATTCATTCAACTTTTCTGTAAACTCAGGTAGGATTTCATCATCCACCTCATCAGAGAAATTATCTTCAAATATTGGTTCAAAATCATCATCATCCTCAAAGTCCTCACCGTAATTAAAATCATCGTTATAATTATCGTTAAATTCCTCAAAATCGTCATCTTCCATTTCAGGATCAATTAATCTTGTTCCTTCATAATCAGACATTCCGTGTCCAAATACTTTTGGTAAATCTCTATAATCTTTAGATGAATAATCATCATAACGGTTTTTCATTTCCGGACTATCCCAACCTTCTTCCATTTCACCACCACATTCGTGACAGTCATCATCACTCAATCCTAATGAAATGAATTCAATACCTTCATCTTCCCAGTTTGACTCATCATCAATATCAACGGTTCCATTAATTAAATCATCATCACCGTCACCAATCATGTCCAAACCTGAGTGAGACTCGTTGATGTTCATATTTGTATAGGTTTTAACCTCACCTTTATTAGATACGGTAATTCCGTTCTTATCGTTAGCAAAATCTTGAACATATAAAGGTTGTTCATTACTTTGTCCATATTGGGTAACATATCCGTCATAAACGGTTTTATGTTGGTTAAGAATATTTTCTTTCTCCTCTTTTGTTATTCCGAAAAAATATTGTGCCATAATTTTAGTTTTTATATAAATATCATTAATGATTTAAATGCCCTCCAGCCATTTTTGTATATGCCATTAACATTTTTCTTGCATATTCCTCAATTTGTCTTGATGCCCTTCTTGGGGTTACCTCCTGATTAGTTTTTTCAAGAATTTTAATTGCCCCTTGAATCATCTCATCTTTTATCTCATCTGCCATATCAAGAACCCTCTCAAACGCCTCCTCTCTTTCTCCATCAAAATCTTCATAATGATGTTGATGTGCAATTCGTTCTCTACCCATATAAAGATATGGTGCCGCACCTAACATATTTGTAACACCAGACTCTCTTAAAGCTTTTAAGTATTGATGTAATAATCTAACATTAAAATTTCTAAATAAGTCTAAGTTTTGTTGAAAGAAGTTTTCTTTTAAAAAATTCTTTTTTGTGGTTACAAAAACAGATTCATCGGTTTTTTTCCTTCTTCTATTTAACATATCCTCTTCCTTCATCCATTTATCCGCACCATCAATAAGTGCCAGTTTGGATCCGTTATCCCAACTAACATTATATTGTTTTTCACCAAAAACAACACTAACATGGGTTACTGTTCCCGGTATTCCTGTTGGGACTGCAGCGTATTCATCATCCATTGAGATACATATAACTCTATCTCCTTTTGATAATTCAGGGTTTAAATTTAATCTTGCCATACACAAATAAATATACGATATATTTATTATTGTAATTATGAAAGTAGTAATATCAGAAAATCAGAATAAATTATTGTTAACCGAAGGTTTATCTGAGAAGATTTTGAAGAGTTATAAGTCAATGGGTGAGTTTACTGAAAAGGTTTTAAAGGAAGCTAAAACGGTAACAGGACTTGATTTTGGATTCTTATTAAGTTGGGGATCAACCCTTGGCGGTTTAATGATGCCAGTAACAAAATTTATTGAGGGTGAACATCCTGAATTAACAAGTCTTGATTTATCTTTACTTGTTACGGGAGTTATGGTTACTTATTACACCTCAAACAAAAAGGCTTTGGTAAAAATACTTTCTGAGATTAAAGAAAGGGGATTAGTTGAGGTATTTGATAAGATGTTATCTGCGGCAAATAATCTTAAAGATACTTTTTTATCCTTTGTAGAAAGTTTGAATATAACGATGTTCAAAGTATCTAATATGTTGGCATATACATTTTTAATTCCGATATTACCTCAATTGTATGAAATGGCTCAAATGGGATTCGATCAAACAACTATTAATCAAATTATAAAAAGACTATTAAGTTATGGTGTGATTATCGGATCAAGTATTATTGTTAGAGAGGTAATCAGAAAAATTATTAATAGATTCAGAAATTAAATATGTAATAGGAAATGAATAGTGTAATTTAAAGTTCCGTACCTATTCTCAAAATTTAGATATTCAACCATACCCCCATTATAATCATTTTGATAAGAACGATTCAAGTTTAAATGTTCATCTAATTTAATTTTTTTAAATATATTACGCATTTTAGTATCTAAATCATTAAAGATTTCAATAAACTCTTCTAACAAACCATCAACCTCAAAATCATTACTAATATAAATTGATAATGAGTATATCTCTCCATTAATTGAATTCATGTCCACCTCAAAATCAATTCTATCTTCAATACCACCAATTGAAAGTATCAAGTATTTAATTTTGTCAAGTTTTTTTATTAGTTCGGGATTATATGTTTCCGTATAGTGCGCCATTATTTTCTATAATTTAAAATTTTATCCACAACAATCTCAACTTCATTATTATTTAATTGATGTAGTTCTTTGTGGGTATCAAACCAATTTTTAACCACTTTATTAAATGGTTTTTTTGTTAACCTGGACAACCTCTTAAATCCAAAGTATTGGGAGTCTATTTCATGAGGTTGAGTATAGTACTCCAAAGGAGATTCGGGTTCCTCAACATCTAAATCAAATAAACCTAATTTGTGTTGTTTTAGATGTCTTAATTCGTGAGCAATTAATTCGTTAAGTTCACCAATTAATTTATATAAAATATTATTTTTATCGTTTTTACCATATTGGATTTTAACCATTATGGTTTCATCATCTCTCACATAAGACGCATTTACACCATATTTACCATATTCAATAATTACATCAACAGAGAACGGATTTAACTTATTGAACTCGTAAACCATGGAATCATCATCTTCAAAGTATTCAGGCAAATAAAATTCTCCTTCATCTTCATTTTTAACCACAGATATTATATCTCTAACTATTTTACGAATTGGTTCTCTCATCCTATTGTCTTCATTGATTATTTTTCGTATTGTTTCCTTGATATTCATACTAATAAATATAACGTTTATTTTTCTTATAAATTTGAATTGTTAACTTTTAATTATTATACTTAATCAATGGAATTATTAAACACTCACCCAATTAAAAAATCAGACTTAGGATTTCACGGAAATTTATTCGGTGGAAAACTTTTGGCTTGGATTGATGCTGCAGCGGCTGGATACTCAATGCAATTATGTGATTCGCCAAGAATGGTTACAGTATCTATTGATAAATGTAATTTTGAAAAACCGGCGAAAGAAGGACAACTATTAAAAATATATGGTTATCCATCTAAAATAGGTACAACATCAATTACACTTTATATGGAGGCGAGAGCTCACGATGTTTACACGGGAAATCAAGTTATCGTATTAAAAACAAATATCAGATTTGTTCAAATAAGTGAATATGGAAACCCAATTCCGATTGGTGAAAAAGGAAAAAACAGAATAAATAAACTAATAGAAGGTAAGTATGAGCAAGAAGTTTGATTTTGATAAAATAACATTAATCCCACAGTACAGTTATGTATACACAAGATCAGATTGTGATACATCTGTAAAATTTGGTGGTTACAAATTTAAACTTCCTGTGATTCCCGCAAACATGGAAAGTATCATTGATGAAAAATTGGCAATTGAGTTAGCAAGGAATGGATATTTTTACATCTTACACAGATTTGAGATTGATGAAGTTTCATTTATTAGAAATATGAAACAACAAAACTTACTTTCATCAATATCTATTGGTGTTAATGATGATTCGTACTCATTAGTTGAGGAACTGATTGATGAAGATTTAATACCTGAGTTTGTTACCGTCGATATTGCTCACGGACATTGTATTAAGATGAAGAGAATGATTGAGTTTCTTCGTAAGAAATTACCTCATACATTTATTATTGGTGGTAATGTTTGCACACCTGAAGCGGTTAAAGATTTAGAAGAATGGGGATGTGACTCAGTTAAAGTAGGTATAGGTGGTGGATCCGCTTGTACGACATATCACTCAACAGGTTTCGGTAATCGTGGTTGGCAAGCAAGTATGATACGAGATTGTGCCAGAATTGCGAAAAAACAAATTATTGCAGATGGATCAATTAAAGAACATTCTGACATTGTTAAAAGTCTTGTTTTAGGAGGTTCAATGGTTATGGTTGGTGGAATGCTTGCGGGGTATAAAGAATCACCAGGTAAATTAATCCAAATCAATGATAAATGGCATAAAACTTTTTGGGGTTCGGCATCTTCAGAACAATCAGGAAAAGAAAATAGAATTGAGGGAATTAAAAAATATATTCCTTATAAAGAAGAATCTATTTTTATCAAATTAAAACAAATTGAGGAATCTTTACAAAGTGCGATATCATATGCTGGCGGAAACCCCTCAAATTTAAGTTCCCTTATGTTCGTTGATTATGTGGTGGTTGAATAATCAAAGTTCTTTGATTTTAATAACTAAATCACCACTACCTCTAATCACTCTATGATAGATCTCGGAGGGGATGGTAAATCTGTCCCCTTCTTTTAATGTTCTCGGTAATTCATTGTCCGTTTGGAATTTCCATCCACTACCTTTTACGACTTCAACAATTCTGTCTCTTTCATCACGATGCCATTTTAATTCGTGGTTATCAATATTCTTATCAAAAACTCTGGTTTTTATCCCATCCTTAGTTGTTTGTTTAAATGGTAATGTTGATTCATCAAGTTTTCTACCCAACCATTTTAATTCCCAACCTAAATTTTGTTTATGACTTTCAATTGTTGAACTACTACCCCCTTTTATTTCTGCATTACCTAATTGAGGAATTCCGTCTTTTAACATAGGTATCATTTTTTTAATTTGGGTATTAGATATATCCGAATCATTTTGAGTAAATGGTTTTTTGAATAAGGCAATTATCCTAACACTTAATCCGTCGTGATGTTTTTCTTTACCTACAATAGCGGTATACCCAACAAAATTTTCACTTTTTAATGGTTTAAATTTTGATAAGAATTTATTGATTCTATTTTCCATCTTTTGGAAATACTCTTCGGTATATTTTTCTTCTTTAATTATCATCTTTTGCTCAGGTAGAAATTTTCTTACTTGGGGTATTAATTCGTCCTCATATCTCTTATATTCTTCCTTTGTTTTAACGTGAACATCTCCAATGGCATCTGAAAGAACTGGAAGTATCATTTTTATTCTTTGGATTAATTCATACCCATGTTTTATCGCCGATTTCTTACCTTCATAAGTTATGTATTTATTAAAATTATAAAACAGATTTATGGTGTAATTTTTCACAAATCTATTCCATAAAATATATGGTTCTATTTTAATAAATTTTAAATCATCATCATCTATTATATACTCAAATGGTTCATAACCATCAATAATTTTTTTTATTGATGATTCTAACCTATCAATCATTTTTTTAGTTAATTTCATAAATCACCAATAACCTCCATATGTTTTACCACCCCACAGGTGTCCATAACGATTAATTCTACAAGCCCAATAACCAGCTTTCATTCTATCTTTCTTATCTTTACATTTGTGTCTTGCCGCAAAACTTCTTCTCGCTTCAGGGTTAGACACCTTAGCGGTTAATCCTCCATGTACATCACCAAATGTGATTTTTTTGATTTTACCTGTCGATGGGTTCTTAACATATACTTTATACTTTTTACCACCACCAGAGTTTCTCATTGGGTAACCAACTTTAACTTTTTTACCTTGATATTCAGCTTCAGATAATAGTTCTTCCTCAGTCATTAAATAAGGACAATCCAATGAAACATATTCACCTGAAGATAGTTTAACCATCTTACCTAAATCAGTTTCAATTAACCATTTGTCTGATCTATTTAATTGAATTGATCCGTTATTATATAAATCTCTAACTTCACAAACCAAATTAAAATAGCTATCCGAATATGGTCTAAAAACACTTTCAGATAAAGTAATTTTATTATTAATATGGTAATCCAAATTCTTAGATATTTTAACATTTTCAGTTAAAACCATATTAGGTATAAAAGTTTCAGAAATAACTCTTCTAACAATCTGTTTAATATTATTCATTTTTCAGGTATATTTATATTTATAAATACAATAATGTTTGATATTTATATTAAAAAGTTACACTATGAGAAGATTAGTTAAAGAAAGTGATATTAGAAAAGCACTATATAAAATCATCAAAGAAGATGATAGCATGAGTTCCGCAGAAAAGAAAAAAGTTAAACCAAGATGTATTCCTGAGAATATAATTCAGTTGGATGAAATCGTTGGGGATTCTGAGGAATTTGCAAAATACTCACCAGGAGTTACAAAAAGAAATAGAGGTGTTAATGGATTTGTTGATACATTGGGTATATTAAACAATATTAGATTGTTTAAGGACATTAAAGATGGTGGAGAACACTTGGCTTACGAAATGATGAATAATCTCAACAGATTCAGAAATAAGAACTATTATGATGAAACTAGTGGGGATTGTCATAAAGCAATGGATAAAGTCATTGAATTATATAAAGAAAACGAGCACGGTACTGAATTAGTTAAAGATATTGAAAAGATATTGAATCTACAGGTTAAAGAGGACGAGTATACTCCATCCCCAAGAACTAAAGAGTACTTAAAACAATGTGTTAATTTAGTTAAAGGACAATAAGAATTTAATTAGGACCGTTGTCGTTAAGGCAACACCAAAAAGGGACAATTCGCTACTGTCCCTTTTTTTATTGGTTAAAAATTCGTTTAGTATATTATATCAAATATTAAAGTAAATAGTTTTTGGTATTTTTTTTAATATTTATATATAAAACAAGTATTATGAAAAAATTTTTTAATCAGTTGTTTTGTGACAACAATTCTATTAACGAAAAATCTGTAGTAGGGTTTATCGCATTTTTAATGATGTGTTTATTTGCTGGTGCAGATATTATCACAGGTTTTATGGGAGCACCATTGGTGGTTAATGAATTTATCTTTAATTCATTCTTAATTTTAGTATTAGGTTCATTTGCTATTGGTTCTGTTGATAAATTTATCAATAAGAAACACGGATCAGAGGACGAAGAGACACCTGAAGGATAAATTATTAGTTTTTTATGTAATCCCCACTCAAAAGGTGGGGTTTTTTATAACCTAAACTTAATGTTATCGTAACACACTTTATAAGTTTTTTTACTATATATTGTTGATATGATAGGATTTATAATATTTTTTGGTTTTACGGTTACATTGTTTTGTAAAACAGTTATTAACGACAGGAGAGAATACCTTGAATGGTATAGAAAATGTGATCACACCTTAAAGAGGTAATTTGGTTTTTATTGATATTTTTACTATATTTGTGAACCAAACACAAAATAATAAGATATGAGTTCAAAAAACACCAAGAAATTACCAGAACAAGTTAAATTTGAGAGAGTTTTCACTTATGACGACTGTACTGTTATATGGAAATATGACAATTTAAAGACAAATACTGGACCATATGAGGTAGAGGTTAAATACCTGAAGAAAAAGCCTTAAATAAGGTATTCTTTTATACGGTAGTTTTACCTATAAAATCAATGATTTTTGATGAAAAATAGGGTAAAATACCATTTAAATAGGGTTAAAAACCGACAAAAAATCACCATAATATGTCAAATTTTGACTATAAATGATAAAAAAAACATCAATTTTGACAAAAAAACGGGTTTTTTTAGTAAAAATAGGTTAAATTAACACTAAAAATGGGGTTTTTTAGTGTTTTTTATGTGATTTTCCTAATAAATCTTGTAAATTTTTTAAATTTTCACTAAAATCTTTAGGAAAATTAAGATTTTGTCTTAAAATATCACTATCAAAGGGAAAATTTTGATTTTTTGTGTAATTATTCATTTTTTTTACCATAGAAAACAGTTCTCTACCGTATTTTCTCCACCAAATGAACAAACCTATTGAAAATACACTTAAAACAAGTGTAAAAACGATTAAAACCACTATTAATACCATATTTTTTAAATTTATAGGGTAATTATAGTGGTTTTAACCTAAATTGTCAATTATTTTAATAAACTATAGTACTTTTTGAACTTTGTGAGTCTATCCTCAAGTCCATGAGTTCCTCCATTCACCCTTTTTGTTACTTTTGTTACAACATCGTCTGATGATCCTAAATCACAGATACTCCACAACTTATTTGAATCGAAAAAGAACGCTGCAGACGCCAATGGGTACTTATTTGCCACTAAATCAGGGGTTGTAACACAATCTTCACCAATAAACTTAGTAAAACTTACATAATTTGCCTTTCCAGTTAATTGAATGTATCCTCTTCCTCTAAATTTATACCCTTCTTTGGTTGTTTCGTCACCATTTCCCATTCTTCCACCATAAACACGGGACGCAATCTTTTCAGGTTGTTTTGCATATGACTCAGCAAGGGTTCCAGGGAAGTATTTCCCAAATGTTTTTTTTAATCCGTCAGCAGAGTAGTTTAAATTCTCCGAAACTGCCTTAAAATTACCTGATTCATGAGCACATTGTGCTAAAAAGTGAGCCAACCTCAAATTGTTTGTGATATTAAACTTCTTTGCGGTTTCTGCAATCTGTGCAATTACCGTATCAGGAATAGTTCCTTTAAGTTTCTCAATGTTTAATCCCTCTACGGGTGTAATAACTACATTTTCTTTAACTACCTGTGGTGATTCACCAAATAATTTAGACCAAGTTGCATCGCCAACAATACCATCGTCTTTTAATCCATTTGCTTTTTGCCAAGCTTTAACTGCTGCTTCAGTTTTAGGTCCAAATTTACCTATAGTTTCTACACCTAATTTTTCTTGGAGTTTTTTTACATCGTCCCCTTCCGATCCCACTTTTAATAACATAATTTTTGTTTTATTGTTTATTTTCTGTTGCGTATTTAATACCCATAATGGTTCCTACGATTGAAAAAGCGTTTGTTAAAAGAATACCAAATATATTTGACCAAGCGGCACTAATAACTTGAGTGTCTTTACCCATTACAAGTGTAAAAACATAAACTCCAGTTGTAACAACCCCAACACCCATAATAATCCAAAGAGCAACCCTAACAATTGTTGATATTAACTCAGTTTGATTTCTTTTTTGTAATATATCCAAGTCATTTAGGGCATTTGTTTTCGCTTCTTCAGCCTGTATTCTTGCTTTTTCAGAATTAATCATTTCTCTTTGTAGATCTTGTTGTATTTTTTCGTTTTCTTCTCTCCAATCAATTAACTCCTCATTTTGTGCTTCAATTTTTACCCTTTGTTCTTCAGTTTCTTTTAAAGTTGACTGAAGATCTTCCATCATTTTTTCGTTTTTTTCATTTAAAATTACAAGTTCCTCATTTTGTTTTTGTATTTTTTTTGTCATCTCAAGACGTTTTCTTCTTTTGTCTCCGTCTTTTGTTTCACAATCCTTTAAATACTTTTTAAAGTCCTCATCATCTTCAGTATTGATAAGTTTAGTAATATTACCTTCAAGACCTATACCTTTTTTAAGGTATAAGTCCATCAAAAGTTTTTTAGTATTACTATCTATTTTTATCATTTGTAAACTTTAAATGGTAAAGTTCTATTTTTATACCCATCATAGTCTTTTCTGAACTCTTCTAAACGAGGTTCAATGTCGTCAGATTTAATAATCCAAAACTGAGCACCTGCCTGAATCGCCTTTGCTTGTTCTTCAGGTTCATTACTTGATGATATTATTCCAATAACCACATGATTACCATACTCAAAATTAATTTTTCTAATTAATTCTATACCATCAAAAGAACTACCTATAATATTTAAATCAACAAACACACATTCAGGTTTATCATTATCGTCTCCACTTTGGAACCATTTTTGGAATAGTTTTGCAGCTTCGTCAGAACTATTTAATGCGTTTAAAGACAAACTTATGTCAAGTAATGAACAAGCGTCTTCAAATACTAAATGGAATAAATCTTCATCATCCACCAATAAAATTGAATCAATCATTTTTTCTTTTTTGTTTTTTATTTTATTTTTATTTTCATTTTTGTTCCTATTTCATTTTTCTCACAAGTGATATTAAACCCGTGTTCCTCTAAAATTGCAACACAAATATTTAACCCCAAACCTGTACCTGACTCTGTTTGTCCTTCCTTTCTTGTATATGGTTCACGTAGGTGATTAAAATCTTCTTGTGTAATTCCTCTACCGTTGTCTTGGATATAGATATTATTTTTATCTGAATAAATTTTAACAAACTTAGTATCTGAATCATTATACTTTAAACCATTTCTAATTAGGTTATCTACTGCAGTACAAAATAACGCCTCGTTTACTTCTATTGTTGGTAAGTCCTCAATAATAACTTGACTACTGTATGCCGTTGATGACAAATAATCATTTAGAATGGTTTTTAAATTACATTCTGATTTATTTAAAACAACGTCTTTTTTAACTAAATTAGTAAATTCATAAACACCTTTATATACTTTTTGAGAATGTTTTAACCCTTCTTTAATCATTCTAATAGGTGCCTCAATTTTTAATGATGTAATGTCTTCAGAACTTAATCTTCTTTCTAACGAACTCAATCCTCTTGGCATATATGTATTTATACCTGAATGCATATCGTGTCTTAATATCTTTGCTGCGTGTTCTAAATAAGTATTTTTCTTTTCAATCTCTTTCTTTTGTTCATGAGAATTAGTGATATCAGTGGCGATTTTCATAATACGATAAATTTTACCGTCTAAACCAAGAATAGGGTTATAAGTGGCTTGTAGATACACTAAAGATCCATCTTTTTTAACTCTAGTAATTTCACCAGTAAATAATATACCATCATTTAATTTTTTCCAAAAAAGATAATATTCCTCACTTTTTGAATGTTCCTCATCTATAAATATTCTATGGTGTTTTCCGACTATTTCATCAATTGATGAATATCCCATAGTATTTAAAAACAAGTCGTTAGCAAAAATAATATTCCCTTCTAAATCAAACTCAATAACTGCGTTAGATTTATTTATTGCGTTCATTCTATTACGAATTTCAACTTCTTTTTTCTTAAGATCTGTAACATCTTGTCTGATTGATGAAAACCCTTCTAATTTACCATCTTTATCAAATCTTGCCCTAATATATGTATCAACATAATATAGTTCTCCTGACTTTCCTTTATTGGTAACAACATCATTCCATATTTCACCTTTCATTACTTTTTCATACATCTTACCCCAATATCCTTCAGGTTGTAAATCAGAATTAACAATACTATGATCTTTACCTTTAACTTCATCTAACAACCAACCTGAAACTTCCTCAAATTTTTTATTAACATATGTGATTTTACCGTATTTATCGGCAACTGAAATAATTGACG